GGTAGATTCCTCGATACTGTCAGAAACAATGCGAAGAACTTCGCTTCGACCGTCTCACTTTCGTCAACTGCTAAGCACAAAGTCGTCATTATTGACGAAGCAGATAACACAGGAAACGATGTACAACTCCTACTACGGGCGTTTATTGAGGAGTTTGCTGGTAACTGTAGATTCATCTTTACCTGCAACTACAAAAACAAAATCATCGAACCTCTCCATTCTCGATGTGCTGTGGTTGAATTTGGTATCCGAGGTAAAGAAAAGTCTCAGTTGGCAGGGTCCTTCTTCAAGCGCCTACAAGAAATTATGGTAGCAGAGGGTGTACAATATGACCCTAAAGTCCTTGCCGAACTGATTAATAAGCATTTTCCAGATTGGCGCAGAGTTCTTAATGAATGTCAGAGATACTCTGTTGGCGGTGAAATAGATAGTGGTATTCTTGCATCTTTCTCTGACATTGCCGTAAATGATCTTATTAATCATCTCAAAGATAAAAACTTTCCTGAAGTCAGAAAGTGGGTGGTCGCCAACTTGGACAACGATTCTTCTGTGATTCTTCGCAGGGTTTATGACGCCTGTTATACTTGTCTTTCACCCCAAACTATCCCTGCTGCCGTTCTTATTATTGCTAAGTACCAATACCAAATTGGTTTCGTTGCTGACCAAGAAATTAATCTCCTAGCAGCACTCACCGAAATTATGTGTGAGTGTGAGTTCCAATGAGTTATAAGAATCTAAAAGAAGAACCAGTAAAAACTACTCCTGCAAATGTAAAGGAGGCGAATGAAGCACTCTTTTATTCTAAAATGAATCTTCCGCAAGCAGCAAAGCATTGTGGAATGACTCATAAAGAAATGAAACTTACCTTTTTTGAATACCTAAAGTACAACAAACCTAATTATTGTAATGATTGATTTTATTGAAAAGATTGATTTGATGCGCCTATCATTTTTGTTTTCTAGTTTATCTGGGAACACGGATGTGACTCAATATTTTGATGTTGGTAGAATGATTGAACTTGCATATGAAGAATATAGTAATGGGAAATTAAAAAGAATCAATCAAACAGGTAGAGATTTAATTGATTTGAATGGTAAAACTTATGAAAGTAAAAAGGTAACTTTCAAAAATAAAAATGAAATGGCAGTCAGAGGTGTCATTGTAAAAAATGCAAGAGGGAGTGGGCAGACTGATTTTGTACCTGCTGATTATTATATTTTTAGTGATCCTCAAAAACTAAAAGCATGTTGTGTTCCGGGATCGATGCTTTATAATTTTAAAAAAACAAAAAGTAACGATATTAGCGTTAGTTGCAATCCAAAACACGAGCACTTTTTTCTTTATAGTGGTCCTGCATGGAACAGGAATTATTTTAAAGAAAAGGATGAATTTGTTATGAATTTTATACGGAGCGTTCCTATGGAGAACTTGAATGCCAATTAGTCAAAAACAATTAAAAACCTGTTTAAGGTATCCTGGCGGCAAGTCCCGTGCTTGCGTCAAGATGGACCCATACTTTCCAGACTTACGAGACTATGATGAGTTTCGGGAACCATTTATTGGTGGTGGAAGTGTTGCAATTCACATTACAAAGAAGTATCCTAACTTGGATATTTGGGTGAATGACCTCTACGAACCTCTGGTAAATTTTTGGCAGCAACTCCAGATGTTTGGAGAAGAAATGAAAAATATATTGGTGGAATTAAAGTCTACAAACAATACTCCAGTCCTAGCAAAACAACTTTTTCTTAAATCAAAGGAGCAAGTTAATGACAAAGATTTGCCAAGTATTGATCGTGCTGTGGCTTTTTATATTATTAATAAGTGTTCTTTCAGCGGTCTCACGGAAAGTTCTTCATTTTCAGCACAAGCAAGTAATGCCAATTTCTCTTTGCGTGGTATTGAAAAACTGCCAGAGTACTCTAAACTGATTGAGAACTGGCGTATAACTAATTACTCCTATGATTATCTGATGGATGGAAATAAAGGTGCGTTTATGTATCTTGATCCTCCTTATGATATTAAGGATAATCTCTATGGGAACAAGGGATCGATGCACAAAGGATTTGATCACGATAAGTTTGCTGCTGATTGTGATGCTAATGATATTGATCAATTGGTAAGTTATAATTCTGACCAACTTGTGAAGGATAGGTTTAAGAACTGGAATGCTGCTGAGTTTGATTTAACTTATACGATGCGTTCTGTTGGTGAATATATGCGTGAGCAAAAACAACGTAAAGAACTCTTGCTTTTTAATTATGGAATTGAAGGACTGGTTAAACTCGATCAATCAAACGAAGAAACATCTGATTGACGAAGATCCTTCACTTGAGAAGGATTATGCTCCATACATCATCAATCGTTGCTTCTCTGGGCACATTGATTGTTTGATGTATGCAAATGAAATGAATAAGTATCATTTTCTTCCAAAGAAGATGCAGTATGACTTTTTTATAAATAGTCTGAGAGTTAAAAAGAGATTTTCTCCTTGGCTCCGTAAAGATACTATCAAAGATCTTGATTATGTGAAACGTTACTATGGTTATAGTAATGAGAAGGCAAAACAAGCTTTGAGGATTCTAACAAAAGAACAACTTGCTTTTATAAAATCAAAATTTGAAACTGGAGGAACAAAATGAGTGTCGTTCAAGAACCTGAAGTGAAGTGGACGCCCGATCAAATGGTTGAAGTAGTTCTTAATGAACCTGACGACTTTTTGAAGGTACGTGAAACTTTGACTCGTATCGGAGTTGCATCACGAAAGGAAAAGAAAATCTATCAATCTTGCCATATTCTGCATAAGCAAGGTAGATATTATCTCGTTCACTTTAAGGAACTGTTTGCTCTCGATGGCAAACATGCAAACCTAACTGTGAATGATGTACAACGTCGTAACCGTATTGCTCAGTTGATTGCAGATTGGGGTCTTGTAACTATTGTTGATGTCAGTAAAATTTCTGATATTGCTCCACTCAATCAAATCAAAGTTCTTTCATATAAGGATAAGAGTGAATGGATTTTAGAAACCAAATACAATATTGGTGCTAAAAAGAAAAAGGTAGAAGACGCCGAATAAAAAAGTGCGGGTTTCCTAACCCGCTTTTTTATTGAAAGTATTATAATTATATACGGACGCCGAAAGGGTCCACAAAACACAAACTCGCTTTTAAAGGAGCTACTATAATGACTAACCTTACAAGGTATACTGCTGCGGATCTTCCAGCCTTGATGGAAAGAATTACACGCAACTCGATTGGAATGGACGAATATTTTGACCGTCTGTTCAATCTTCATGAAACTACAAATAACTATCCACCATATAATCTTGTTCAAGTTAGTAATGTAGAATCAAGACTGGAAATTGCTCTGGCCGGATTTAAAAAGAAAGAAGTTTATGTCTACACACAAGATGGTAAACTTTTTGTGGAAGGTCAAAAAGAGGATAAAGAAACGGAGTCCAACTATATCCACAAGGGTTTGGCTCAACGGAGTTTTAAGAGAGCGTGGACACTCTCTGATGATACGGAAGTACGATCAGTTGATTTTGAGGATGGGCTTTTAACTGTGACTCTTGGTAGAATTGTTCCAGATTACCATAAACGTAAAGATTATCTATAAATACAATTGAATATTGTTGCCGCAGGGGAGCAACTGGCAAAAACCAGTTGACACTCCCCCATTTTTTTGCTAGAATGTACACATAACAATTTTTAAAATCATGACTTTAAAATTAGTTCTATTAAAATCCGGAGAAACAATTATTTCGGATGTTAAAGAAGTTCAACAAGAAGAAAAACTTTATGGATATCTGTTTACTAATCCACAAAGAGTTTTTTATGATTCTCCAGTACTAGTTCCAGAAGAACAAAAAGAATCTAGTGTTGTTAATGTTTCTTTAACTAAATGGATTCTTTTATCCAAAAGTAATGAAATAGTAGTTCCCTTTGATTGGGTTGTAACTATTGTGGATCCTATTGAGTCTCTTGAAAAAATGTACACACGAGATAATAATGTGGAAGCAACTGATCAAAATTTAACTCAAGAGGAAGGTATTGATGGAAGCGGCAATTAAGACTATTGTTTTTAAAAATGGAATAGTAGTTGTATCTCAAATTGATGAAGTTGAATCTGAACTTGGTGATCCAAATTGTAAATTAATTAAACCTTGTGAAATAAAAAAGGAATTGGATAACTTATACTTGGATAGGTGGTTATCTGATTACACGAAACAAGATGAAATATTAGTTAATTCTGATAGTATTCTTACGATTATTAATCCAAATTCAGATATTATTAAAAAGTATATTGATATTATTGCATAATGCGCTTTTATACAAACGTTCAGATGGTCGGGGATAACTTCTTGGTTCGTGGTTATGAAAATGGAAAACATTTCATGACTCGTGAGAAGTTTTACCCGACTCTTTTTGTCCCTGCTAATAAAAAAACTAAATATCAAACTTTAAATGGTGAGTATGTCGAATCTGTTCAACCTGGTTCTGTGCGTGATTGTAGGGAGTTTGTTAAAAAATATGAGAACGTAAACAATTTTAAGATCTGTGGTAATACTCAATACATTTATCAATATATTTCTGAGATTTATCCTGAAGATGAAGTTAAGTTTGATATTAATAAAATCAAAGTTACAACAATTGATATTGAGGTTGCATCTGAGAATGGATTTCCCGATGTAGAAAGTGCTGCAGAAGAAGTTCTTTTGATTACTATTCAAGACTATTCTTCAAAACAAATTCATACTTGGGGAAAAGGTCCTTTTGAAAACAAACAAAAAAATGTTGAATATCGATCCTTTTCCTCAGAATATGATCTTCTAAACAATTTTATTAATTGGTGGATGATTGAATCTAACACACCAGAGGTTGTGACTGGATGGAATAGTAAGTTGTATGATATTCCTTATCTTGTTCGGAGGATTGACCGAATACTTGGTGAAAAGTTGATGAAACGTTTATCTCCTTGGGGACTTGTAACCGAAGATGAAACTTATATCTCTGGACGTAAACATCTTTGTTATGATATTGGGGGAATCTCCCAGTTAGATTATCTCGATCTTTACAAAAAGTTTACCTATAAGGCACAGGAATCTTATCGTCTAGATCATATTGCTAATGTGGAATTGGGACAACAAAAACTTGATCACTCCGAGTTTGATACTTTCAAAGATTTTTATACTAAAGGTTGGAAAAAATTTGTAGAATATAACATCAAAGACGTGGAACTTGTTGACCGTTTGGAAGACAAGATGAAACTAATTGAACTTGCACTTACGATGGCATATGATGCCAAAGCAAATTATGAGGATGTATTTTCCCAAGTTCGAATGTGGGATACAATTATCTACAATTATTTGAAAAAGAAAAATATTGTCATTCCTCCTAAAGAACGTTCTGATAAAGATTCTAAGTATGCTGGTGCTTATGTAAAGGAACCAATTCCTGGTGTATATGATTGGGTGGTTAATTTTGACCTCAACTCCCTATATCCTCACCTGATTATGCAATACAACATTTCACCAGAAACTTTGGTGGAACAAAGGCATCCTTCAGTAACTGTGGATAAGATTTTGAATCGAGAAATTGATTTTGAACCCTATAAGGAGTATGCTGTTTGTCCAAATGGTGCGATGTATCGCAAAGATGTGAAAGGTTTTCTTCCCGAATTAATGGAGAAAATCTATAAGGATCGCACCATCTATAAGAAGAAAATGATTGCGGCAAAACAGGAATATGAGAAGAAGAAAACAAAAGCACTTGAAAAGGAAATTGCAAGATGTAATAACATCCAAATGGCAAGGAAGATTCAACTTAATAGTGCTTATGGTGCTATTGGCAATCAATACTTCCGTTATTTTAAACTAGCAAATGCAGAGGCAATCACTCTTTCTGGGCAAGTTTCAATTCGTT